TCAGAAGAAGTATTAAAATTAATAATACAGAATTCGGTTGTATATTTACAGCGTTGATCGGATCAGCGCGGTTAATCACTATGTTCGTAATGCGAATAATTTGCAGCTTGGTGATGGTCGGATCACCGTTGAAAATATACAACGGATTGATGAAAAATAACCACTGATACTTCGTCCGGGCAATGATCTCCGCATCCAGCAACTCAGCCAACGCACGGTAAATCGTTGCTCGAGAATACTCAGTCTTAACCTCACATTCATCTATGTCAAACAATATCTGTAACTCATCCTTACCCAACATCGGAGCAATATAAACCATCAACACATTAATAGCCTTGTCACTCACATTAACAGTCTCCTTGATAGAATCATGAAATACCTTCGTGAACTGATCATCATCAACAACCTTCCTGGTAGCTACAAATAACGACTCACCCTCAACAACATCACCAGTCTCCTTGTCAACCAACTGACCAGTCTGAGTAATAACCTTATTAATCTTACTCTTACCCTTCTCAGCAATATGTACCGCCAACATCTTCTCAAAAGGATTCTCAAGATAAACCTTGTGATCCCTCATAGGTGTTAATTCCTTCTTGTTCTTCCCCATCCCAATATGTAGTTTATCTCACAAATTTATAAATATTGAGACAAATATTCTCAGAATCCTAGACAATCTGTCTCAAACTTATCAACAATTTGAGACGCAAAGTTGCACCAGTGAGAAACTGCGTATCGATCCTGAGAATGACCCCCCATGAGTATCAGCAACTTAACCAGTTCCCCTTCTTATTCTTCAGGATCGCAGATCCAAAAATCTGCTCCTGAAAAAAAGATCCAATGCCATCATAAAAAAATCAACAGCTTTTCAACAACTGCCATCCACCAAATCCGGCAACAGATACACTCATAACAACCATTCAATACACTTAAACAACCTATCACAAGACTTCAATACACTTGCATCCCTATACATCCCTTAACAAAATTCACAAAATCCACCAACAAACCACACCACCACATATACCCCATATCCCCACAACCAACATTGAATTGCCTATGTCCAGGCACGTACAGAGTTGTAGGGGATGGAAAGATTTTGTAGGTTTGTAATGGCTTTTACAAGTTCATTCAGTTCATTCCCCATTACCCAGAGCTTTGTGGAAAGGATGGTAGGGTCATTGGTCCGATCACCTTCCACAAGGCTTTTGTAATTTTTTGTGGAAAGTATGGCGGGGCCTTTTCAAAAAAAAGCCAGGCTTTTTGCCTGGCTACAATGAGACTATCGCTGGTTACAACTTAATGTGTCCCTCCACCAGCATCACAAACATCTCATCAATCATAACAATAACTTTCTTAACAAAAAAAAGCCGTCAGGCTTTTACACCCAACGGCTAATTTACTCATCAATCCTCGAAGTCTGCTTCGGCAGGAACCTGAGCGATCTGACGAAAGCGTGACAGTCTCAGCTGGTCACGACCGTCATATGGCTCATTGACAACGGTGACACGGAATGTCACCTGCTCATCGCGAGCCATATCCAGGCCTTCGATCAGGTTTGTCCCTTCCGGGATACCGAGCGCCATTGCAAACTGGTTTGCAATATTGGCGCAGGTCTTCGTCTTTTCCTCATCAACTGCCCGAACCAGATCATCACCTTTCTTGGTACAAGCGTAGCCCTCTACGTTCTCATACTTTCCAGACTTGATCTGTGCCTCGGAGAGTTCTTCGTACTTGACATAACCCTCGAAGTTCAGCCTGTGAGTCAGACCGCCTGACTTCCCTTCCTCGGCATTGAGAACAGTTATCGCTAACTGTGGACAAGCGTTGGACCATGCAGGAAGCTCAGCTTTCGGCTCATGGCTGTACTGAGTAAATGAATCCAAAATTTCATAGCGAGACAAGCGAACAATGTGTTCGCCCTCACTCAGCAGATTGAATTCAGGTCTGCTGGTTTCGAATGATTGAATAATGTCATTCATGGCATAAAAGTTTAAGTTAGACATCTACCGGACATGACCATGCCAAGATCATTATCCGGCGTTAACAGGAAAATAAATAACTTTTGTTGTTAAAAATAACAGCACTCGACTACTCGAGTACTGTTATTAATCTCATTCCTTCTTGCCTGTCTTTCTTCCAAACAGCTTTCGAATTATTAAGACAAGCAAGGATGATAGCAACCTGGTCTGTTATACCAAGCCTCTCCTTAGCACGTTTGTACCCATGCTTTGTGAGCCTATAATTGATACCATCCACTGTCATGACCATCCAAGTATGTGTTGATGCAACATAGCACATAGCTGTCTACCATGATGTGTCTTACATATGTCCTTGTCACCCATGCGTAGCTCATTTAAAATGATCTTCACATTGACCACGTCATTGACAGCCTGCACACTCATGTGTGCATCAAACTGATTGCTGATAATCTTTTCCATCATCATTGAGTATTGGTTCATAATAAAAAATAACTTTTTTCTTTTTGGGCCCCATTATCATATATATCAATGCCCCCCTACCCCAATTCCATTCTCGTTTTTGGAAATCCGGGCATATTACCTCGTCCACACATATTCACTATGTTGATAAGTTGATATCACTTTTGGGGGGTATAGCAAAAGTGATATCATATCTTTGTAAGATGAGTACGAAGAAGGTCAGTTTAGGTGGGGTCAGGATAAGTCCTGACATATATGAGAAGTTAAAGGAGAGGCACAGGAAGGTAGCGAGGGTTCGGTTGCGTACTGGTAACAAGATTACATTTTCGAGTTGGGTTGAGGAATTGTTTGGGGCTTATTTGCGAGGTCAGGATTCGAGGGATGCGTTATTTAAGAATGCTGGTCAGTTACGTGGGAAGGAATTGGATGATATTATTAAATTTGAAGATTAACTGAATAAAAGTTATCATCTTATTTAATCTATAATAAGGTGTAAAAATGGAAGATAACTCAAAAGATAGAGAAATTTTCTTTGATCCCAGTTTAACTATGGGAGAGCGAATTATGAATCATAAGTTTGCCAGGATGGATATTTGGGAGTTTTTGGGTTGGCGTCCTGGGAAGAAACCTAAGAAGAAAAAAAAGGATAAATAATGGTTACAGGTCGGGAATACAGGACAATTATGGCGCGTGGGTATATGTTCAGCAAGCGTGAGATGCACAAGTATCGTATCCGGGCTGTTTACAATGCTGTAGGTGATATTGCGGTGATGGGTGATGCATATGTAAATGATTTTGCCAGGAGGTGTACTCGGGTTGAGAATGGTGAGGTAGGTGTTATTGAGATGAATATGCGTGGTGATGGTTTGACCAAGGTTGTGAGTGTTATTGTTTTTGGTGATTTGGCAAGTTGGCATATGTTTGCGTTGCGGAACATGGATATATATGGTGGTAACAAGAAGGATCTGGCGAGTTTGTTAAACTGACAAGTTTATTAAATTGATATATTATGTGGATAAGTGGATCTGAACACGACAAGGCGTTGGATAATAATTTGTATCCGATTACTAAGAGGTTTCAAGATGAGGCTAACCGGATGAAGGCTGTAGGTATTGAACCGGCGCTTGTGATGTGTGATCCTGAGCATTTTTACATGCTGAAGAAAGAATTGTACCAGTTTACGAGCGCTAGTGTTGTTTCCCGGCGGATGGGTGTTCCCAGGCAGAGTTTTTACCTGCTTGTGATATTTGGGATTTCCTTACTTGTTCATGAGATGGCTGAGTACCGTGGTATAGATATTTTCGGTCGCATTCCGGATAAGGATTTTGACGGGAAGTTACCAACCAGAATTAAGGAACATGAGTTATAAGAAAGAGAGGATAGGTTACAAGACCCGGCGTGAGATTGAGATTGAGAGGGTGATAAATTACCTGAGATTAAAGAATCTGAATCCGCTCGAGGCGCTTGAATTCATCTGCAGTTTACCTGATTTGTTTGATGTTTCTGCTCCGGTTCAGGAAGGAGATAAGTTTATTTATACTGTAACAGTAAAGAAGTCATGAAATACAAGGTTGGTGACAGGGTAGAGATAGTTGGATATAGTGCAGCCTTCTGGTGCTATGAAGGGAAGAAACGGGGTCGGTCGAGTGGTTTTGTAATGCATGATATGGAGCCGAAGCTTGTTGGTAAGAAGGCTACAATTATTGATTGTACTGAACCGCAACCGGGACATGAAAGTTACGCTTTGGATATTGACGGTTACGGTTACAGGGCATGGTTTGGTTTGAAACAATTAAAGAAACTGTCTATGGCAGGTTTAGTTAGACTAGCTCTTAAGAGGTTCTTCCGGACGATGGCAGACCGTCTGGAAGACCTTTTGGGAGTGATCATTATTGTACGAGGTCATAAGATGTTTGTTAAAACTGAAAAGTCCAGCAAGAGATGAAAGCAATAATTGTATTATCGATCATTCTGCTGGTAGCAATTGTGATCATCTTTATACTGGTGAGGGAACTTATACAGATGACCAAAAGGATTGATAAGATAACTGATATTGCTCAGAATGCAATCAAGAGGTATTATGATGAACTTGACAAAAAACTTGAGGAAAATAGAAAAAAACCTGTTTAAGAAGCTACCGCCGTCAGTGACCAGATCATACTGGTGGAGGGAACAGACTCCGTGGTGGTACAAATTGATATACCGGTTCCTTCCGGGGCTTTATGTGAGGATTGAGATGTGGAGGATCTGTAGAAGCAGAAAATATTTTACAAGGAAATACCTGAGCGGCATGTGCGGAGATATTGATGGAGCCAAAAGGCATATTATTAAAGATAGGGAAGCTGGCAAGAATGACTTTGAAAATATGTCCTACGAATTTAAAATAATTGATTTCAGTAGATAATTTTATACTTAATACTTATTATTATGAAGAATCCACAGAGAGTTATTCAGTACATCGGCACGAAGATTATCGCTGCCATTCCAATGAACCGGGGGGAATACAACAAGTATCGCGGTTGGCAAATGCCGGAAGGTGAGGATCCTGATGATGCAGGTTATCATGTGATGTATCTTGACGGTTACGAGTCCTGGTCACCAGCCGGGGTTTTTGAGGAAGCGTACCGGCCGACAAGCAATATGAACTTCGGTCTTGCCATCGAAGCCATGAAAAAGGGTAAGAAGGTTGCCCGGCATGGTTGGAACGGCGTGGATATGTTTTTGTTCCTTGTAACCTATAAGGAAGGAACTGTCCAGTTATTGCCAGGAACCTCACCAAAACCAGGTACTGCTGTAAAGACGGCTCCGTTACTGCCTCACATTAACATGAAAACAGCTGATGGGAGTGTTGCAGTAGGTTGGCTTGCTTCTCAGACTGACATGCTTAGTGATGACTGGTTTATAGTTGAGTGATGGAAAAAGAAAAAAAGCCAACATATAAAGATCTCTACCTTGAGGCATGGGATGCTTTCGAAAAATACTGGGAGGATGCGGGCATACCATGTTCAGTCAGTTGGGAATTAAATCGACCGGATAGCGGTTCATTACTGAAAGTTTATGTAAGAATACGGATAAGCATCAACCAGTATGGACCACGACTTCTGGTCCATAGTATTCAGATAATTGATCCGCTAAAAGAGGATATCTGGCTTATTGCCTTGAGAGCAATGTTGAAGGCCGGTGCTTCAAAGATCTATGAATCCATCGTACTCATGCACCGGGAAGGAGACAGCGTAATTTCCGATAGGGTATACGATAAATATCCTCTAACTCCTGATGAATGTTTTGAGAAGGAAGAACGACCGGAATTGACTGAAAGTGAAAAACCAGTTCTTCTTGAATTCTTCTCCGGTGATAAATCACTTGGCAGATATCCATGTCCTAGCAGATCATCCCATGAGGAAAGAATTCATATAGCAAATCTGCATAATGTCGGTCATTTCGACAGTTACACTTTGGACGGTGATCGGGTTAAAGTATGGAAAGTTGATAATTTGTATGTGGATGCTGAAGGCAATGTATGGAAACACAAGACGAAAAATGGAAGAAAAGGGAAAAAGGCTAAGGGATCTGGCAAGTGAACCGAAACCGGAGTTCGCTTATTCCAAGGGTGATCTGGTCAAGTACAACGGACAGTCCTATGTCGTTTACTCACAGTTCAGGAAGGTCAGGGTCGGTCTGGGCAACTGGGAATGCGAATACCAGCTCTGCCAGCTTAATAAGGAAGGAAAACCTGACAGGCGTATTTGGGGAGCAGGATGGAGCAGGAAAAGAATAAGAGTTGTCGAGAGTCAGCTGGAACTGATAAAAGAGAAATACTACCTTGAGGAGAACCTGGGTTATCCCAGTGATGATCTACAGAAATTTCTTCCTAGAGAAAAATTTTTGTAAATTAGCCGTGTTGATCAACAATTTATAAATTAAAACTAGATGTCATGACACCAGAACCAGCAGGAAATGCACCAAAGGCAGTGCCGGTAACCGAATCTCCGGAATATCAGGCTCTACTGCAGAAGAACAAGAAGCAATCGGAAACGATTGAAAAACTTCAGCAGAAGATCGAAAATCTCAAGAACAACCAGCAAGGACTTTACACGCAGATAAAGAACTTGAAGGAGAAAGCTGGCAAACCAGCACATCCGCACATCCAGCATTGATTTCATCCCGGTAGGTTTTTAACAGGATCTACCGGGATTTTTTTATTTGTTATATATAAAAATTTATTGTTATGAGAATTAAGCAGTTTAAGCTCCTGTCAAGGGGTGAAGAAGGTATTCAGGTCCATGCAAAGGAATTCATTGCCGGAGAGAAATACCAGGTGATCGATGATGTGCAGAGAACGAGGAAACTCAGCGTTGATAAGCCATTGGTCGAAGAAGTTCAGAAGTTGAAATATTTCTTTCTTAATCTGACCGGACACTGGATCGAGCCTTACAGCAACCACTACGACTCCGTAGAGAAAAAAGTACTTTACGTAAAAGGCGAAGCAAAATCCAGCCACGTCATTCTGAAGGATCTCTGGAACAGAACATTCGTTACCGGTGCAACAGCCGGTGATAATGGAAGCTTTGTCATCACCGGAGAAATCGAAATCACACCGGAAAAAAAGATCGGTCTTGCCACTCCGCTTATCCATCAGGAAGATGATTTCGGTTTTCACGCGGATTGTTTGAAAACTCTCAATGATATATCCGTAAAGATATCTGAGTACTTCGCATCGGGTACGGCACTGGTTGAAAGAAAAATCAAGGAGCTTCCGAGCAAACCTGGTATGACTGAAGAAGAAGTTGCTGATGAAGAACTCAGCAGGATGGTGCGAAATAATATTATCGCTCCTATGGAGGGAATCTCTGCCGATGAAGGTGACGAACAATCAGATACCGGGCAACCAGCACTGAATGAAAGCACCAAGAACATTGATGGTAAGCATCTCAAGGAAGCAGGTATTGAGGAACCGGATTTCGAGCCGAAGAAACCGGATCCATACGGTCCGCCTGCAGCGACCATACCGGCAGATACCACCGGGGAAGTTCCTACACCGGCAGAACAGAAAGCAACTGATCCAGGAGATCTGAGCAGTATGGAACATTCCGAAAGCATGGGAATATCGGAACAGGATGAAAAGGAAGGTGACGAGGAAGAATGGTAAGCATCCTGTTTAACAAAGACCGTAGGGTAGAATTCTCAAAGGATACACACACCTACACCATTGCGGGAAATCCTCTGCAGAGCGTAACCAGGTTACTCAGCTCGGTAATGATTCCGTTTGAAAGCCAGAAGATTTCCTATGCAATGGCAAAAGGTGATCCGGGCAGGCAGAAAGAGATCCTGGAACAGTGGGAAGAAAAGCGTGTCAGCGCTGAGAACAGGGGCAACTGGATCCACGACAACATTGAATCGTTCGTTAAGTTCGGCAATTATGATGAGAAGCTGCAATCTGTGGTTAGCCAGATGAAACCAGTTCTCAAAGAAGGCTACCGGTTCTATTCCGAAGCAATGGTATACTCAACGGAGCATATGGTTGCCGGGCAGACAGACCTGGTCGTACAGAGGCAGAAATCGCTTAATTCGGTATTCGATTTCTATGATCTCAAGACTAACGAAGCGAAAGGGATCCAGTTCGACAGTATCTACCGGAAGAAGGATCCGCACCGGCACTACAATAAATTTCTGCTTCCACCGCTTGACCACCTGGAAGATTGCAACTACAATATATATTCCCTGCAGCTCAGTATGTATGCACATCTGGCTCAGGAAACCTGGGGGATCAAGATAGGAAAGCTTGCAATACTTTTCATTGATAACGACCTGCAGCTGCATCAGTATCCCGTACCATACATGAAAATGGAGGTAAAGAAACTTCTCGACAGCAGGAAAAATCTCAAGAGCATTCCAGCAACCACTGATGATGATGATTGGGTATGAGCGTTTTTAAAGTAGATAGGAACTTCCAGATAATTCTTAACAAAGATGCCGTTAAGCTTGTCCCGGAACTGTCAACACTCAGCCAGGAAGAACTGAGGTATGTCATCCTGGTCGTTGATTATGTTGACGGTCCCTTCCGTAAGAAACCTCTCGAGGAAAGGAAACTCATGGCAAGAAGGCAGATCTATAAGAACTCAGCCAGGGATCCGGAAAGTGAGAAGGTGAGAATTGCAATGGAAGCTTATAAAGGACTTGTCTTTGATATTCGCAGGGAAACCGTAGATGTTTTCAGCACAAAAATCACAGCACTACAGAAAGAGGCATTGGAGCCGAACATTACCTATACACGTATGATCGAGATCGACAAGACAATATCTTTCATGCAGGACCGGATCACATCGATCAACCACGAACTTGATGTGGAGGAAGGGGAGGAAGTAGAATTGAAAGGACAGAAGAAACTTTCTTACATCGAGATATGGCAGGGCAGGCAGCGTAAATTCGCCGAGTATCAGAAAAATATGTAATGGGTTGGCAGAAACCATATGTCCCGATAACAAAAAGAAAGAATTTCAATCCCTACCCGGTTGCAGGGAATATACCCTTATTCGCTGATGGCAAGACAAATCCGAAGGTAATCGGTACAAAGCCGTATGAAGAATTTTGGGATGAGCAGTTTGATCGCTGTATAAACGGATACAGCACCGGCGGTATCGATATCCCAGGAAGATATTACTTCTACCTGAATTTCCATATCCTTACCGGTCTTAAAGGTCCGATGTACCCGATGTTTGTTGACCTGGACCTTGAGTACTACCGTCTTGTGGATTATGTTAAGAAACACCAGAAACCCGGTATAGTATCTCCCAAGGCCCGTAGAAAGGGACTGAGTGAAAAAGCGCAGAACATACTGAGCCACGGCATAAGGTTCATCCAGGACTACCGTGGAGCCATCGCTGCCGGTCTGGATACTTACCAGGTCGGGCTCAGGAAAAAGTTCGATGCTGCGCAGTCAAAGTATCACGATGAATTGCGACTGAATGTCCTAAAGGATAATGAGAAAATGTTCCATGTGGGATATGAACGCAAGGATCCCATCGGTGGTTTCGTAGTTGACGGTCATGGTGGCCGTCTTTCTTTTGAAACAATGTATGACGATGCCAAGAAACTTGAGGGTGAGTATTTCCATGATGTAGTCTTTGAGGAATCCGGTCAGTTTAAACTACTTGGTGAGGCATTCGAATCAATAAAGCCTGCCCTGGAATTCGGATCGCTGATGGCCGGAACATTCTATATCTACGGGACCGGTGGCAATATCCTGTCAACATCCAAGGACTTCAAGGAATTTTGGGATGCTGCAGAGACCTATGGACTGGAAAGATTTTGGGTTCCCGGAACACGGATGTATTATCCATTTTTCGGTAACAAACTCAGTGAGTATCACACAGATCCGGACAACGGAAAGAAAATTGACGCAATTCCGGGCTTGAGGCATATGAAACCATATCAAAGACTTGGTTGTGAGGACATTGAAGCAGCCAGGGAATATATCCTCAAGAAAAGGGTAGAATATGCCAAACTGCCTAACAAGAAAAAACTGAAGGAACACAACCAGAACTATCCTCTGACCATTGAAGAAGCATTTACATCAGGTGGATCCAATAACTTCAATGATGAGTTGATCTACTCGAGATTGTTTGATATAGAAGGCGATACCGGGATTTACAAGCCTATTGTACTCGAGTGGCTGTATGAGGTCAATGAGGATGGCGTGAAAAAGCGAAAGCTTCCTCTCGAGGTGAGGTGGAGGCCGGCAAAGAAAAATGACAAGGAAGGGTTGATCGTATGGGTATATCAGTTTCCGAGAAAGGATCTCATAGATCTCGATGTCGGAGGTATTGACGGCTACAACCAGGACCAGACTCAGACAGGATCCTCTCTGGGTGCAATGACCGTTGTGAGGCAGGGAAATAAGGTGAACCTCGAGAAAGAAGGAATTCACCGGGCAGAATATCCGGTCTGCCTGTATTACCAGCGCCCTGCCAGGAAAGAGATCTTTTACGAGATCTGCCTGATGATATCTGTAATGTACGGACTCAGAAGGAATACTATGGCGAATGCGGAGCAGGACTTTGTCATAGACTACTACGTAAAAAACGATGGCAGGATATATCTCTCACCGCGTCCGAAATCGTTCGAATCGCAGAAGTCGCAACAACTTCACAAGTATGGTGCGAAAATGACCGGTTATTCAAAACCGATGATCCTGGGACTTGTCCAGAGCATGATCGAGGATTTCATCCAGTTCTATAATTTCCCACCTATGTTGCGTGACATGCTTGCTTATGATGAAGAATACATAGGTACTGACTGGGATTCTGTTGACGCGCTGGCCTATGCCAAGATGCGCATCGAGGATATGAAAACCAGACCGCGCCAGGCTCCGGATGAATCGGATGATACTTATGACGAACCTGAATGGAAATATGACAAGGATGGGAATGCTATTTTAGTTGAGAGAGAACCGGCCGACAGAGGCTCCAAACCAAAGAAGGGAACACCGCTGGAAGGCCCCGGAGGATGGAGACACGGATTCAGTTATGATGAAATTGACAAGGAAGAAAAAAAGCACCGGGAGGATCTTGACAGCGAGACTGATTGGCAAAAAATACTCTAATAATTTATTATTCTCACGATTTTTTTATATTTTTGGATTGGTGTAATGTCAATTTTCCCTGATATAACTGATAAGGACTTCTCTTTACGCGGGAAAGAAAACCCCGATGTAAAGCAGATGCTTGATTATGCTGTCCTGCAATGGGAGGCCCGCCACGACCGGCGGGAGAGAGTTGAAAAGCTCTACAATTCCTTCAACGGTATAGTTGACGAAGCCGAAATAAATTCCATAATCAAGACCACAGGGAAGAAATCCAAAACAAAATATGTCAAATACCGGTTAGGCAGATCCAAGCTTAAGCAGCTCCACGGCGAATTTCTTGAGATACCCATCCAGCCAATTGTCCGAAGTACCAATCGTGACGCTCAGAATGAAAGGATGCAGAAATACAAGAAAGCACTGGCATTGTCAGTAGCAAAACCTTTCATCGAACAGGCAAGAGCAATGGGATACGATGTCTATTCCGGTGTTGAAATACCCGACAAGAACGATAAAAGCTTCTGGAACATCAACAATTTTAAGCTTGCCAATGAGATCATAATGAATCATATCATTGAGGACAAGCTCACAAACGAGAGGCTTAAATCAGAATTCCACGCTAACTTTGTTGATCTCACCATTGCGGCCGAGGTTCACGGCAAAAACGAACGTGATGCCGATGGAAAGGATACCTACCGATTTATTCCGGCAAAATTTGCCCTGTACGAAGAAACAGTATTCGATCCATTCCTTGACAGAACACCATACAAGGGTGAGGTAAGATTCATGTATTATCATGAACTCCTATCAAACCCTGAATTTAATCTCGACCAGGATCAGCTTGGAAGGCTGAAAGAGATCAGGCAAGAATTCAATACCGAAGATAGGCAGGGTAACATTGAAATTATCAATGGTTATCCCGCCTTCCCGGTTTATACGATCCAATGGAAAGGACTGGAAACGGTCTACGTAAAGATATCCCCGGCGAAAGATTCCGATGAACCTTACAAAAGGATCCTCAGCAGGGAATATTTCAATGCCAACAAAGGCAAACTCCGCAGGGATGTCCAGAACGGAAAGTATAAGATCATAAGGAAATACCGGGAAGTGATCTGGACAGCCTCACGCATTACAAAAGACATTTATACCCCGGCCAAAAAGGAAGAATACATAATCCAGAGACTCAATGAAAATGGCCGGCTTACCGCTGACTTTGACTATACCGGAATGCTTTTCTCAACAGTCAACGGAACCAGGGTATCGATCCAGGAGATCATATATGAACTCGAGAGGATCTATGATGATATCCGGTTCATGATCAATAAGGAGATCCGTAAGATCAGGGGCGACACGCTTGCCTATGACGATGCATTCCTGCCGAAAGGTAAGCGGTTCATTGATATACTTCACAGTATAAGCGAGGACGGTGTTGTTCGATTCAACTCATCGGCTGAAGGTAATCTCAGCGCATCCGATGTTGATAGCAACAAAGTGGGAATACAATCCCTTAACTTGGGACAGAGCCAGACACTGCTCGTATTGATGAATCAAGCAATGGATATCGAAAGGGTCATGGACCGGATTACCGGGATGAATGAATCGCGCCAGGGACTTGAAAAGGCAACTACCACGGCTACGACCAATATAAACAATGTCGAGGCTTCCAGATCAATGACATACGATATGTTCTATTTCATGTCGGATTACATCGAGAGGGTTCTTGAGAAACTTTGTGAAAAAACAAAACTGAACAAGACATATCATGGACTCGATTCACGTCAGTTCATTTTCTCGGACGAGGAAATAAAATACCTGATATCAACGAAAAATCTTATCTACCACAACTACGCGGTTTCAATAGTTGATGGTAAAAAGGAAAGAGATACCATTCGGAAGATTGAACTTCTGTTCCCGCAGGAGATCAATGCAGGTATGCTCCGAACGAAAGACGTAGCCAAATTCTATATGGAGAGCAATTTTGCCAAGGCCATCAAGATACTTGACCAGGCTCATGAAGAACTTGCTACGATCCGTAAACAGGAAATCAAAGCTTCCCAGGAAGCGAAACAGCAGGAGGTTGAGGCCAAGCTTAAAATAGCTACCGATGACCGCGAGGACAACCAGCAGCATGACAAGGAAATGGAACTGCTTCGTACCGAGGGCAAGAAAGAAGTGGAGGTTCTCAAAGGTGCTATGAAGGCCACCCAGGATTTTCAAAATGATCTTGGGAAAGCCAACATCGAAAAACAGAAATCATCCCCTGAAAATCCATTCGAGACTTAATTTTTTTATTTAATACATTATTATTATGACTGATGACACACAAACAAAAACAGGATTCCAGGAAGTCGATGAAGAAGATGACTTCGAATTCGGGGGTACTGGGAAAGGAGAAGGTGGATCTGATGAAGGATCTGAAGGAGGATCCGCTGCTTCCAGAAGTTCCGGGGGCGATGATAGTGACGATAGCGGGTCGAAAGGTGATGATGGGGCAGAGAGCAAGAAAGGATCTGAGTCAGGCGCTGCAGGAGATGGCAGCGGAGATATGGCTGGCTCGGCAGAAGAAACTGGCGATGATACCGGGGAGGGCGGTGATGAAGAAGGAGAAGGAAAAGGAGAAGAAGGATCGGCAGGCGAAGGTGGCGAAGGAGAGGATGATTTCTTCGGTTCAGTCGAGGAAGAAGGCGGAGAGGAAGGTAAAACTGAAGGTTTCGACTTCAAAGCATTCGCACCGGAATTCGGCATTGAACTCGAGGAAGGTACTCAGCAGGAGTTCCGTGAGAAGATAACTGAAAAGATCGAAGCGGCAAAGCAGGATTTCAAGCTTGACGACTATTCCCCGGATGCTCAGATGATCATAAAGCATCTGAATCAAAATGAAGGTAAAGTTGAGGATTTCTTCAACAACGAAAATATTAACTCCCTGCAGGCCGTTATGGGTCTGGATCCCGAGCAGAAATTTCTGTATGTTCGTACAGGCGAACTTTCCAGGGCAGGTCTCGATGCTGAAAAAGCTTCCGAGCAGGCTGCCCAGGAAATAGAGCAGATGAGTGCAAGGGAGGTCAAGAACGTTGCCGATTCGATTGACGATGACGCAAGGAAATTGATCACTGAGGAAGTGAACAAGATAGTCACTGGCAGGGAGGAAGTTATTTCACAGCAAACTGAAAAACGGAAGTTAAGAGTTCAGCAAGAAATAGAGTCGTTGAAAGCTCATGTAAATTCCCAGGACGAGTTCATGGGAATCAAACTTACCCCAAAGGCCAAGCAAAACATTGTTTCGCAGATTGAGTCTGGTGAGTTTGACAAAGTGACAAATGCAACGCCTGCTGCATCAAAATTTGCAGCTTACATGCTTGCAAAGTATGGAACTAAGATTGCCAAGAACTATGCTGATAAAGCATCGATACAGAATCGAAAAGGTCACAACGCCGCTCTTGATGGTCAGTTAGGTGCATTGCACAACATTCCTGACGAGGCCAAGGGCAAGAAAACAGGTCATCAACAGACAGCTCAAGGAGAGAAAGGTAAGTTTGATGACTTCAGCGATGACATTTTCGAGGACGAAGGCGAGGCTTAACAGGGGATTGGCTGAGTGACGCAGAAAATTACTATCAATTTCTAAATCATTCAGACAATGAAAATTAAAATTGTTCATGGTAGTGTGAGCGAAGGTGATGCTCAAGAATTTCACTTGGTACAGAATCACCTTCTGGATCCTACCAAAAATATTGACAGGGTCATTATGTATGCCGAGCAAAGGCATCTCATGACTCTTTTGACATCCGGGGCCAGGGACGCACGTTACACGGCTCCCGGTGTAACTCCTAAAGGGGGCGATACTGTTACGACAAAGATCCAGCCGATACCGCAAGGTGAGATGGTATCTTCAAACGCATGGTCTTACAAGATCATGGGTCGTATTCAGAAAGCTTCTGAAGTCGTTGGAACTGCCGCCGTCGGGACAGTTACAACAGGAACTACCACAAAAGGCGGAACTTTTGCATTATACCTGAAGGATTCCTATATGACCATTGGCATGAACTGTGTGTTCCCGAATGGAGAGCATGCAAGAGTTATGTCACGCCCAACCGGTCATGACGGGAAATTCCTTTATCGTTTCGAATGTTTCCCCGGCAAAACCTTTTCCTGGGCAACGTGGATAGGTACGCAGATCGGTCGTAAGACTGTATTCGGCGGATATACCACGTATGGCGAAAGGTCAAGACGGGGTTACGGCCATTTCCACTATCCGGATCGTTACATTCAGCACACAACAAAGCAGAGAAAGTCAATCTCTCTGTCAGGTGATGTTAACGCAAATGAGGTTATCTGGTACTCAGTAAACGAATCGAGAGGTTTTGTTTATGAGGCAGAAGCTCAGATGCGGGCGCAATTCCTGCTGGAAGATGAGTACAGACTCTGGTGGGCTGAATCAACGATGAGGGATCAATACGGTAACCTGCTTCCCCGTCCTTCCATGCAGGACGAGTACGGCCAGGACATTGTAGCTGGTGACGGTTGGGTGAAGCAGATCGAAGGTGCAAACGACCTCGAGGCCAGTGGCATCGATGGCTCTGCAACCTACGATGACTTTGCCGACATGATCCGGACCCTGAAGAAGAAGAAAAACCGGATTTCAGGGAATACCTGGATTGTTGTTACCGGTGCTGACGGTATGCAGAACGCACATGACGTTGCTGCCGGAAGATTCAACGCTGGTAACCCGCTTGTACAGCAAGTCAACCAAACGAGTGCAGCTGGTGGGGCAGAGCCCTACGTTGGCTACAACTTCAAGAGGCTGAACATCGCTGGCGAGCAGTTGATCTTTGTTGAGAACCCAATGCATGATGACGAGGAAAAGTTCCCGGCAAAACTCACCAACGGCAAGCCGAGGATGAGCATGACATATTACTTCATGGACCTGGACGTTGACTTCAAGGGAAGGAAGAACGTGGAGATCCGCTCGCGCGGGCGTGCAGGCGTGAACAGGAATATTGTATATTACTGGGAAAATGGTATGACAGGTGAGGGTACGCCCATGAGTCCTGTCGATGCCAAGGCGTTCCATATGCTTAAAGAGACTCTGCTTGCAGTGTTCAACACCAAGTCATGTGGAATCATCACACCGTCACTGACAGCATAAAGGTCGGGGGATAACTTCCCCTTACCTTCTTTTTTTTTATATTTTTTTTTTAACATTTTTTTTATTTTATCAATTATGGCAAGAGAATTAGTAACATATCATGAACGGTTATGGATCAGAGATAATGCAGTTATCCAGATGGGATCCAAGATTAAGTATGATGTCATGGACGTTGACAAGGTGGCTGAACGGATCAGTAAGGAAAGAAAGAGCGAAGGGATGACACCTTGGGTTGAAATTCAGCCTATCAGCGAGGACATGCATAAATCTCCCAACAGGGTTGCTACCTTTCAGAAAGATCCAAAAACCGGTGTCCTGTATGGAATCGCAATCGACCAGGATGAATTCGGAAATATCAGATGGCAGAAAATCCAGCTGCATGATCATCTATCACTTAATCTGGACAAAAGGGATGATTCGCGTATCTGGGCAGCTATCCGGTTCCATCCTGATATCCAGGGATCCCCCTGGCAGAAACAGGCTCCTTACTACAAGATCTATGATCCTGTCGAGGAAGCCAGGAAAGAAATTTCTGAAGTAGAACAGGTCCGTACAGCTTTTCTCAGGGTAGAAAAGCTCCTGGACAATCCCAAAAGTATGGTCCACTTTGCAAGGTTCCTCGGTGAAGACCTTATGGAAAATGCAAATCACAGGATCGTCAAGGGAAGACTTCTGGCTGCAGCAAGGAATCATCCATTTGATTTCAACCAGAAATGGGAAAGCAAGGCTAGAAGTCATGCCGAACACTACTTTTCTGCAAAGTCTCTGGGTATTATTGAAAGCTATGCTGATCGCGGACTTATCTTCAGGGGAATAGCACTTGGGTTCAGCGATCAGGAAGCAATAAAATTTCTCAGCAATGACAGTTCTGTAATGAACTCGGTTGTCAGCGAACTCGAGGAAAAAGACGTTGTTGTACAGTCGGTGGCAAAAACTGTCGGAGATGTTGAGAAAGTTGAAGCAGACGAAGAATTCAGTTAATAGTTATGAACGTAGTACAGCTTCATGAAAGGGTTCGATTCTGGGTGGACATAGTCTCGTCCACCCGGTTCGAGTCTGAAGATATCGACAATGCTTTAAATGTCGCATCTGACAATAAGGTTCGTGAATCCTATGACAAAGGGAGGTTTATGAACAAATCAGATGCTTTCCAGAAAGTTCAGAGGATCCGTGATGAACTGGGTCCGATCGTCAAGAAGCTTACAGAAGGTAGCGGTCTGGCAATAAGTTCCGATCTGATAACCATCGATAGCGATATCAGTTACAGATACATGCTCTCCATAAGGGCCAAATTCGGCCTTAGCGGTTGGCATCCATGCTTTCCGCTGACCTACAACAGAAAGAATGTTGTTGAAAGAAACCCGTACCGCAGGGTCAGAACAACGCCTGTTTCAAAGGTCTACTACAATGAAGATACCAACGGAATCAACATAAGCCATAATATACCTACTGCACTTGATGATGCAGAGATATATTACCTGGCGGATCCGGCAATAATAAATTATGGAATTGAATATTCATCATCCAAGACTTTTACTGACGGTGACGTTGTCTATGCTGTCGAGGAAACAGTCTATGGTGG